CGGAGCGGGTTCGCAAGCGCTCGCAGGCCGGTCTTGTCGGCGTCATCATTCCAGCCGACGACGCGACCTATGCAGATGACACCGATTCGGCGGGTGTGTCGGCGACGGACGCAGACGGCAATGTGGTAGACGACATCTCGCCGGGCCAAATACTCGTGGCGCGCAACGGCAAAGACGTGCGCTTCACCAGTCCTGCCAGCGACGCAGGCTTTGGCGAGTTCGTTATGAACGCGCTGCGGGCCATCGGCGCGGGCGTTAGCCTGCCTTATGAGGTGCTGTCGCAAGACCTGTCGCAGGTCAACTATTCGTCGATTCGCCTTGGGCTTGTGGAGTTCCAGCGGCTTGTCAAGATGCTGCAACTGCACAACGTGATCCCGCTGTTCTGCCGCCCGGTAGCGCGATGGTGGCTTGAAGCCGCGCGCACAGCCGGAACGCTTCAGGGCGAATTCGTGGTGAAATGGGTACTCCCCGAGCGCGAAGAGATTGACCGCGAAGTGGCCGTCAAATCCGCGATCAGCCGAATCCGCGCAGGTCTTTCCAGCCGTCGCGATGAGGTGGCTGCTGCCGGCGGTGATGCTGATGAGGTGTTGACTGAGATTGTCGCCGACCTTGACGCGCTAGACGCTGCTGGCGTGACGCTGGACACAGACCCCCGCCACCCCGCGACCGGACCGCTACAGGCGCCAGCCGCGCCAACGGAGCCAACGCCATGACCTGCAACGGATGTATCTATGACGCAGACGGGCGATGCCGTGCACTGCCGCCAGCGCCGCGCGTAGACGGCGGGCACGCCGACCGGGCATCGTGGCCGCAGCATGACGGCAAGGGGTGCGGCGGCTATGTCGCGGCCAAGCCGGTTGAAGCCTATCCCGACGGGCCAAACCCCAAGCGTGTCCGGCTCGGCAAGTAGCCGCTTGACTTTTGGAACGGTCGTTCCAAACTGTACGCCTAGAGGTGGACCTGTGAATAAGCGCGAGATGTTGCAATTTGAGGTAGCGCCCGCGTCTTTCAGCGAAGACGACGGCTCTGTCGGCTTGATTGCCTACGCGGGCAGCAAGGTTGACCGCTTCGACTGGTACACCGGCGAACAGTACACCATGGCGTTGGACATGGACCCCAAAGCCTGCGACCTCTCCGCGATTGAAGCCGGCACTGCGCCGTTCCTGGATTCGCATGACGAAGAGGGCACGGATCAGGTTTTAGGCATCCTGCTCCCCGGCACGGCGGTGATTGAAGACGGCCATTTCAAGGTTCGCGCCAAGTTGAGCGTCGACCCCGACAAAGCCGGCAAGGTCGCCGACATTCGCGCTGGCATTCTGCGGGCGCTTTCGGTCGGCACAGACCTGCTCAAGGTTGAAGAGACCAAGGCGTCAAACGGCAAGATGCGCCATGTGCAGGTCAAACTGTGGCGCCCGTTCCACGTTGCACTGGTAGTTCGCGGCGCGGACATGCACGCGCAAACGTTCGCGCGGCAAGAGCCGCCGGTTGAAGCGGCATTGCCGCAGGGAGTGAATGCTATGGATGAGATCCAACTGGCGGCCATCAAAGACGAAGCCGCAAAGACCGAACGCACCCGCATCGCTGAAATCGACCGCGCCGCGCTCGCCACGAAGGCGGACCCGGCGCACGTCGCCAAACTCAAGGCCGATGGCGTTGCTTTGGACGTGGCCCGCGCCGCGCTGCTGAATGCAGCTGCGGACCGCGATGCTGCGGCTCCGACCGTGACGCAGATCAGCCTGACCCGCGATGCCGGCGACACGGCGATCGAGTTGGCGCAGCACGCTCTGCTGGCCAAAGCCATTCCCAGCAACGTGGAAGCTAAACTCCACGGCGAGAAGAAATTGCTCTGGGACGCCGGCAAAGCCCAACAGTTCCGCGGCAAGCGCGCCGTGGACATCTGCCGCGCGGTGCTGTCGGCGACCGGCCAGGATCATGAGCACTTGACCGATCGGCAAGCCGTCAAGCGCGTCATGCTGTCGACCTCTTCCAGCGACCTGCCCGACCTGCTCGGCGATTCGGTGGGCAAGGCGCTGCTGTACGGCTACACCGCGAGCGTCAAGCAGTTTGAGCCCTTCGTCAAGCGCGTCAACACCCCCGGCTTGCACGCTCGCAAGCCGGTCATCCTGTCGGGCGCTTCGGCGGTTGGCGAGATGGCTGAGGGTGCGCCGTACCCGGAGCAGCAGGTCGGCGACACCGCCGAGTCCTACAGCGCCAAGAAGTACGGCGGGCAAATCGTGCTGACCCTGGAAGCGTTGCTCCGCGACAATCTGGACGCTCTGAGCCAGGTCCCCGCGGCTCTCGCCAACGGGTTGGTTGAGAAGCAAAACCAGATCGTCGCCGCGCTGTTCGCCAGCGGTTCCGGCTACGGTCCGACCCTGGCCGCCGATTCCACCGCCCTGTTCAACAGCGCGCACGCGAATCTGGTGGACACGGGCAGCGGTGGCGCCCCGACCATCGCTCGCTTCGCCGCGCTGCGCACCTTGCTCGCCAAGATGGAAGATGCGCAAGGCAACCTCCAGCCGCGCCAGGGCAAGATCATCGTGGTCCCCGCCGAGTTGGGCCACATCGCCGAGGCGCTGTTGTACGGCGCCGCGATGCCGTCCAGCCTGTCCGCCGAGGTCCGCACCCCGAGCATGGGCGGCATCCAGATTGTGCAGTTCGACTACCTCGCCTCGGCGATCTACTGGTACATGTTCGCTGACCCGAACCTGTCCCCCGTGATCGAAGTTGCCAGCCCCGACAACGAGCCGGAGGTCTGGGCCGATTCAACGATCGACTTCGACACCGATGCGCGCAAGTTCAAGGGCGGCATGTACTTCGCGGCGGCGGCGGTCGATTACCGCGGCGCCACCATGAACCGCGGCGCCTAAACCGCCAGACCACAAGGAGAAGTGTCATGATCAACAAGGTTTATGATGGCGATGCCATCCAAGTGATCGCCGGTGGCAACACCACCAGCGGCCTGCCGATTGAAGCCGGCGAACTGTTCGGCGTCCCGGCGTCCAGCGTTTCCAGTGGCGCCCCGGTGGCCCTTGCCGTCGAAGGCGTGTTCGATCTGGTCAAGCAGGGCGGGGCCGGCATCACCTTTGCCATCGGCGATCCCGTCTACTGGGACGGCGGCAACGGTCGCGCCACCTCGGCGGCCAATTCGGGCTTCAGTCGCATCGGCGTTTGCACCGCCACCGCGGCTGATGCGGCGACCACCGTGCGCGTCTTGCTGAATGGCCAGGCTCGCCCCGAGGGCTACATCGCTGCGGGCTTCACCCTCCAGGGCCTCGGCGCTGCGGGCGCTGCCACCACCACGCGTAGCAACGTGCCGCTGTGGACCAACAAGACCGGGCGCAGCCTCAAACTGATCGGCTTGGCCTACCGCCAGGCTGGCCCGATTCAGCTGACCACGGATGCCAACGACAAGTACACGCTGAGCTTCGGCAAGACCGGCGCCGTGTCGGTTGTGGCCGCGGTCGTTTACGATGACGCTCCGGTTCTGCCGGCGTTTACCGTCCAGACGGCGGCAACCATCATCACCGCGGCCTCGGCGGACGTGTTTGCCGCGGATCAACAGTTGTTCGCCACCTGGGAATGCGAACTCAACGACGCGGCCAAGCAGATGCCCGACGTCGAAGTGCAAGCGATTTTCCAGGTCCTGTAAGCGTCAACCCTCTAACCCTCGGCAGGCGGTGTAAAATGGCATGGTCCGATCTATCAGACCTAGCCAACACCGCCTGCCGGGGCGTTTTTGGGCAAACGGCTACGGTGGGGACACAGACGATTTCGGCGGTTTTCAGCAATGAAACCGTCCCCATGCAACCGCCGAGCGGGCCGCCGATTATCACCACACAGCCGCGACTGGACTACCGCACCGCCGACTTGACGACGCAGCCCACGGCAGGCGTGTCTGTGTCGGTAGACGGCAACGCCTACACAGTCCTAAGCGTCCACCCAGACGGGCAAGGCTGGACCCGGCTTCAACTGCGGAGAGCAACCTAGTGGACGGCCTGACCTCGGCACAAATCCG